ATGCTTAGCGAATTGAAAATCAAGCATGCAGGGGAAGGCATGCACTCAGACGGAGATGGCCTTTACCTGCAGGTCAGCAGCACAGGCGCGAAATCTTGGATATTCCGCTATCAGTTGAACAGGCGCAGGCGAGAGATGGGGCTTGGGGCGCTCACGGCGGTGCCCGCCAAAGAAGCCAGGAAAAAGGCCATCAAGGCGCGAGCCCTACTTGCCGACGGCATTGACCCCGTGGATAACCGGGAAAGGATGTTGGCGGAACTGTCTGAGAGGGATGCGCGCGACCGTGCACAACAGGTGACGTTCAAAGCCGCGGCCGAGACGTACATCAAAGCCAATCGTGCAGGCTGGAAAAACTCGAAGCACCTGCAGCAGTGGGAGAACACCCTGGCGACCTACGCGTACCCTGTGTTCGGTAGCGTGCCGGTCGGCGAAGTGGACGATGCTGCAGTGTTGAAAGTGCTTCAACCCATTTGGGAGACGAAGACGGAAACCGCCAGCCGGCTGCGCGGTCGCATTGAGTGCATCCTCGATGCAGCGAAGGCGCGCAAGCTGCGTCAAGGTGAGAACCCGGCGCGGTGGCGTGGGCACCTCGATAAACTGCTGCCGAAGCCTGCCAAGGTCGCGAAGGTGCGCCATCATCCTGCGATGCCTTACGGCGAACTCTCGGAGTTTGTGGCGGATCTAAGAGCTGTGGATGGGGTGAGCGCGCTTGCGGTGGAGTTTCTCATCTACACGGCTGCGCGCAGTGGCGAAGTGTTGCGCGCGACGTGGGATGAGTTTGCGCAAGACGGCACGCTTTGGTCCATTTCTGGCGATCGGATGAAGGCTGGACGGGCGCACCGTGTCCCCCTTTCCGAAGCCGCACAAGAGGTGCTGAAGCGCGCCAAAGGAATCGCCCAAAGCCAGTGGGTGTTCCCCGGCGTGCGCAGCGGCCAGCCTATGACCGATATGGCGCTTACGATGCTTCTGCGTCGCATGCGGCCAGGCTACACCGTTCACGGCTTTCGTTCTTCGTTTCGCGACTGGGCGGCCGAGCAAACCGAATACCCATCTGAGATGGCCGAAATGGCCCTTGCTCATGTGGTAAGCAGCAAGGTAGAGGCGGCGTACCGTCGCGGCGACATGCTTGAACGGCGACGTCAGATGATGGTGGACTGGGCGGCTTGGTGCGCCCCTAAGAAGTAGCGTCGGCTAAATCCAGTTGAGCAGACAGCTATGTGCCAGATGAAGTAGCCTTGGTCTTCTCGTCAGCACGAGCTATGCAGTATGGAAAAGCGCGGGTTCACAACGCAAGAGGCCCAGGCATACCTAGGCGTGCGACGCCGGTTCTTCGACACCAACATCGCGCCGCGACTGGCCGGCAACGGAACCCGTGCGGGTCCTTCCATCATCTACGAGTGCTCTGATCTCGATGCCGCCTGGGACGACTATAAAGCTTCAAGGTCTACAGCCTCGCCAGCCGACGTGCCGGTCGCGAAGTCTCCCTTGGGATCGGACACGAAGTTGAGCTTCAGCGAAGCAAGCGGTGATTTTGGCGGCGCGTTCGTCTAAAAAATAGGCAGCATCGAAATCTATTCACAAGCGACGCCAGCTTCTATATACTGATGTTGTCCCTGCTCAACAGGGAACAGGTTTGGCGACCTGGAATCACATCGGCGGACGACCGCCATGAGGCGGTATTTTTACGTCCATACGCTTTTGCGCACCCTCTTCGGGCGGGCGATTGCGGGGATACCTTCGGGTATGCCGGGTTCCTTTGTGTCCGGTTCGCCAACCCTGCTTTCTGCCCGCCCACCTCATTTGGCGATGAGCGGCGGGCCTACCTCACGAAGGAGGCCTCCATGGCTAACCAAATCCCCGTCTCGATTCTCGAATTCCCCCATAGCACCCCTAGCGACGAAGCGCTGCAGGCCACGCCCGCGCCATTGCGCCGTGTTGTCGAGCTCGCAAGCTTCACTGAAGCGGTCGCAGGTGACGCAGCTAGAGTTCTGGCCGTGCTGCTGAACAACAGCGTCGAGCGCGAAGCACGCACCGGTGACGAGGATATTGAAGTGGCCCCCCTCTCTTCGGCCACTGAACAAGCCCTGTTGCGGCTCATGGCCAATACGTTCCAATTGCTCGAACGCGAAGCTAGCGTTGTGGCGGCTGGTGTATCAGGAACATAAGCAAAGGCCAATTTTCTGTCGCAATCAGGCAACGCGAGGACGCCACAGGCCCTCGCTACGCTCAATTCGAGTCAATGGGATGGGTCAGAAATTGTTCAACGTCATACAATGTCAATTCGGCTATGGCCGCTTAAATCGCCTTGCGCAGTGGGCTAGCACTCGCGTGGTACGGGTAACGTCCCCGAAGCCTATCTGGCTGAAGACGGAGAGGACTAAGCCCCAGGCAACTCCGCTTCCAGGGAATGTCCTCCCTCCGATTTTGATCGGAGCCGGCAGATTGCGGATCAAAATGCCCGGCGCTCGCCGGGATCCGCTGCCGGCGCTCTCTTCTCATGCAAGCCGGCGGCATTGTTCCAATTCGGAGCTTGCCATGCAGAACCCTGCACCAATCTTTCTTCGCGCCAAGCAGATCCTTGGTGACAAAAAAAGAGGCGTCCCGCCAATTTTTCCCGTATCACACACGACTTGGTGGAACGGCGTTAAGTCCGGTCGTTTCCCTGCACCTGTACGCTTCGGAAAGCGTATGACGATGTGGCGGGCCGAAGATATCTACCGCCTGCTCGAAAAAGGTGCGCCATGAGGCATCACAGCAGGAGCAACGAGGATCCATTGGCCGCGGTGTACGCGGCCCGGCTGACCCACCTGCGCGAGATCGCCGAAGCAGAGGGCGGCCAGGACGCGCTGGCGCGGCGCCTGGGCGTCAGCCAGCCCTGTATATCCCAACTCATCGGCAAGAACCCCGAGCGCAATATCAGCGAGCGCACCGCGCGCCGCATCGAACGCCTGCTGCAGCTGCCCGTGGGCATGCTGGATCCTGTGGGCGTCCTACCAATGGGTGACGAACACTTCTTCCATACAGTAGATAGTGGAATGGTAGAAGTCTGGCGCCCGGTACCGGAGTATGAAACAGCCTACGAGGTAAGCAGTTTCGGCCGCGTGAGATCGATTCCACGCTTGACGCTCTGCGGTCGACGTGTGGGCGGCACAATCATGCAATGCCAGTTGGGGAACAACGGCTATTACAACGTGACGCTTAAAGTGGATAACTCGGTGAAGCGCCTTGGAGTGCATCAGTTGGTCGCACGCGCTTTCATCCCCAACCCTGATGGCCTTTCCGAGGTGGACCACATTGATGGCCAACCTGGCAACAACGCAAGAGCCAACCTCGAATGGGTGACGCACGCCGAGAACATGCGGCGGGCTGCTTTGAACGGGCGGCGGCCGCGGGGCGAAGCTCACGGGCTGCACAGACTGACCATCGCCAAGGTGCGGGAGATCCGTCAGCTCGCCGCTGAGGGCTTGCCATCGCGAAAGATAGGCCTCCAATTCAGTGTGAGCAAAAGCACCGTCCTGAGCATTGCAGCGGGACGCACCTGGGGCCACGTCGTTTAGGGACTTCTATGCCGGATATTGATTGCGTGGCAGGCGGGCTGCGGCCGCTGCTTCTGAAGTTCAGCCAAGCGACGCACTGGTTGCGAAACGCCGACGGTCACCCCTCGCATGTGAAACGACCGTTGTCCTCCGCAAGCCTCGTGAAGCACTTGAACGGTGGACCGTACGTCGGTGTGGGGCCGATCGCGCCCGGTGAGTCGACTACCATGGTTAGTGTTCTGGATTTTGATAGCCACAAGGGCGATACGCCCTGGCCTGACATGCAGGCGGCGGCACAGCGGGTATGTGCGGGGCTGCGCGAGCGCGGGGCCAACCCTATTGCGTTTCGCTCGAGCGGGGGCCGCGGCATCCACCTGTACTGCCTGTGGGCTGAGCCCCAGGACGCCTACAGCGTGCGCCAATGGTTGCGTGGCGCTCTGCTGCTTGCCGGCTTCGTTTCAGGCACTGCCGGCGTGGCGCAGAGTCAGGTCGAGATCTTCCCAAAGCAGGATGCTGTGCCGCCGGAACGGTACGGCAGTATGGTGATTGCCCCGCTGGCCGGCGCCAGCGTGCCGCTGGACCCGTTCGACCTTGACGACCTGCCGCGCGACTACCTCGTCGGCATGGACTGGCCGATGTCGGCGCCTGTGCCGGTGCTCGAAAAGCCCGAGCGCGCCACGGCACTGGCGCCGGTGGGCGATGCGGACGCCGCGGTGCTGGAAAGCGCGCTGGGCGCTATCAAGAACGAGGACGGTAGCGCGCTGGACTATGACCAGTGGCGCGACGTCATCTTCGCCATCCACCACGCGACCGCCGGCGCCGACTACGGCCTGGAGCTGGCGCACCAGTTCAGCGCCCGCAGCAGCAAGTACGATCCCGACTTCCTGGATAACCGCGTCTGGCCCTACATCGACAGCGCCCGGCCTGATGCGGTGACCGTGCGCACGGTTCTGCACATGGCCCGGCAGGCTGGCTGGCAGGAGCCGGCTGAACTGGTGGCGCGCGACTTCGATGTGGTGGAAGCCCCAAAAGACGCGGAGGGGAAGCAGTTGCCATTGCTGCCGAATTTCGAGCGCAACGACAAGGGCGCGATCTTGGCCACGATCGAAAACGTGACCAAGGCGCTGACTGCTCCGTATGTGTGCGGCTTCGAGCTAGCCTTCGACCTGTTCAAAGACGAGTTGGTGCGTGCGCAACTGGGAACGACCGACTGGCAAAGCTTGACCGATGCGGACCTCGTGGGACTGCGCATTGTCCTAGAACGTGGCGGATTCAAGCCTGTGGGCCGCGAACTTATTAGGGACGCTGTTTGCTATGTGGCCGACAAGAGGCGCTTGGACAGTGCGCAGGTGTGGCTCAACGGTCTAGAGTGGGACGGCGTGCCGCGCGTCGAGCGGTTCATGGTCGATTACTTAGGCGTGGCTGACAGCGCCTACGCACGGGCCGTATCGCGCTATTTGTGGACCGCTCTGGCCGGCCGCGTGATTGAGCCAGGCGTCAAGGCAGACGGAGTGCCAATCCTGGAAGGTGAACAGGGCCTAGGCAAGTCCTCGGCGGTGGCTGCACTCGTACCGGCGCCTGAATTCTATGCTGAAGTGTCCTTCACCGAGAAGCCGGACGACTTGGCGCGGAAGATGCGCGGCACGCTCGTGGCTGAGATCGGGGAGCTGTCAGGGCTACACACCAAGGAACTTGAAGCAATCAAGGCGTTCGTGTCGCGTACGCACGAAACCTGGACCCCGAAATTCCGGGAGTTCAAGACGACATTCGCGCGCCGCCTGTTGTTTATCGGCACAACTAATCAGCGTGAAATTCTGGCGGATGAGACAGGGAATCGCCGCTGGTTCCCGGTGCGCACGACGGCGATCGATCTGCCGGCCATCAAGGCTGACCGGCTGCAGCTATGGGCTGAGGCCGCGGTGCTGTTCGGCGCTTCAGGGGTGGCCTACGACGAGGCCAACAGGCTGGCCGGCGAGGCGCGCGAGCACTACCGCAAGATAGATAGCTGGGAGACCGCGATCGAAGGGTGGCTTGAAGCTTGCGCCGATTTCGATGAGGTGGCCGAGCAGGACGGCGGGGCGCGGTGGGCGTCGAAATTCACCACGATTCAGGTCGCTGTCGGCGCGCTTAACCTGCATGCCCGGGACTTGAACCCGTTTGTGCAAAAGCGCATATCCGCAATTCTGCGCGGATTCGGATTTGAAGCCAGAACCGTAAAAATCTGCGGAAAAGCAGTGTGGGGGTGGCGTGCCACCGAAACATGCAAATTTCTGCGCGTTTACGATGATTTGGTGTGATTGGTGTAAGGCGGTAATGACTAGGGAGTGATCTAGCATTACCGCAAAAAACCCTTTATTGACTAGGCTTTACAGGTAGGTAATGTAAGTAATGTCTATCTATAAATGGATGTCTATATCTATCAAGTAGGGCGTTATAGGTATTAATAGGAAAAGTGGCATTCCTAACCTAACCCACTTACCTGCGATTTTTTGCAAGTTTAGGCATCCCAAACCGCACTTAAGGAGGCGGCCGTGAAATATGCAGAATTTTCTCAGTGGCTTGGCCAACAGCGGGAACGGAATGACCCCGTGGGCGACTTGGCGCGAGATGCGTTCGACGACAAGCGAACGTATAAGCTCCGAAGCCTCGCAGAATGGTTGTCGTACTTGGACAGCGTAGGCGTCGGCTCCGGTGATCCTGCGGCATTGGCGTGCAAAAAGGCCTGGGCGGAGTACGAGGCGGGGTTGAATTGGTAGCGCTGGCGCGACTGGCCGACCGTTCAAGGAGGGAGCCATGGCCCGAATCACGGTAGGGGTGAACGAGAAGGGTGTTCGGGTTGGAGAAGACCACCAGCGCGCCACGCTCACCGATCACGACGTGGAGCTGATGCGCCAGCTTCGTGAGGAAGGGATCGGCTACAAGCGGCTGGCCAAAATGTTCGACACGAGCGTGCGCAACGTACGCGATATCGTGAACTACAAGCGACGGGTCAGCACCCCGACCGCGTGGAAGACCGTGCAGGGGTAGGGTGCGCATACGTCGGGCGGCGGAATCTACCGTCCCGAGCATGCACTCAATCCGGACACCTGAAAAAGATTTCGCGTTCCTGTCGTCGTTGGCAGATACGGGAAACGTCACGAAGTCGGCAGCCGCTGTTGGCGCAAGCCGTAGCGTCGTGTACGAGTGGCGCCTGGCTGACCAGGAGTTCGCCGAGGCGTGGGACCAGGCCATACGCGTCGCTACCCTTGGCCTGGAGGATGAAGCCCGCCGCCGGGCCCAAGAGGGTGTCGACGAGCCCGTGTTTTACCTGGGAGGCCAGTGCGGCACGATCCGCAAGTACAGCGACACGCTGCTGATCTTCCTGCTGAAAGCTCACGATCACAAGTACCGCGAGAAGACCGGCCTTGAGCTGACGGGCGCCGGCGGCGGCCCGGTGCAGATGAGCGACTCGCAAGTCGCTGGCCGTCTGGCAGCCCTCATCGCCGTGGCGCAGGCTCGCCAGGCGCAGGAAGCGAGCGACGAGCCTGGCGCCGATTTGGTGTAGAGCGTCATGGGAATCTACAGCTTTGAGATGGGTGCCATCCCGATGGAGGTCGTGGTCTGCTTCACGGCGCCACAGCTTCAAACCGCGCTGCGGCAGCGCAAAGCGGAATACCCGGACTGCGGGCTCACAGTTAACGGCACGGCCACCACGCACTTCTTCAACGCGCCAAACGGGCGTCTCTTAACGGCCATCGCGATGTGCGGCAAAGCTGTCAGCCACCTCGGGCCGGTAGAGATCGCCGGCCTGCTGACCCACGAAGCTGTGCACGTCATGCAGGAATGCCGGCGATGGATGCGGGAATCCGAACCTGGGGCGGAGTGGGAGGCGTACACGGTGCAGTACGTCGCGCAGCACGCCATGATGGCTTGGTGCGGTCATGTGGCTCGGGGCTCGCTATGAACGCGGCCGACATCCTGAAACTGCTGCGCTACCTGACCCCGGCCGAGCGTGCCGAGGTTGAGGCCATTCTCGCGCAGGACAAAACCATTTGGCGGCCGCTGCCGGGGCCCCAAATGATGGCCTACGACAGCGCTGCCACGATCATCGGGTACGGCGGCGCGGCAGGCGGCGGCAAGACGGACCTCGCATGCGGCAAGTCGCTCACGCGGCACCAGAAGATCCTGGTGCTGCGGCGCGAGGCCACGCAGCTGACCGGCATCGTCGATCGCTTCACGGAGCTGCTGGGCAGCCGCGACGGCTACAACGGCGCCGAACGCATATGGCGCCTGCCGGGCCGCCAGATCGAGTTCGGATCCACACCCAACCCCGACGACTGGAACAAGTACCAGGGCCGGCCGCACGACCTGCTGGTTTTCGACGAAGCCGCGAACTTCCTGGAAGGCCAGGTGCGCGCGCTGCTGGGCTGGTTGCGTTCGGTGGATCCGACGCAACGCTGCCAGGCGCTGCTCACGTTCAACCCGCCCACCAGCGCCGAGGGGCGGTGGATCGTCGATTTCTTCGCGCCCTGGCTCGACCCCAAGCACCCGAACCCGGCCCAGCCGGGCGAGCTGCGTTGGTTCGCCACCGTGGATGGCAAGGACATGGAGTGCGCTGACGGCACACCGTTCGAACACAACGGCGACCTTATCACGCCCCTGTCGCGCACCTTCATCCCGTCGCGCGTGAGCGATAACCCGTACCTGATGGGGACCGGATACATGGCCACCCTGCAATCCCTGCCCGAGCCGCTGCGCTCGCAGATGCTCTACGGCGACTTCCAGGCCGGCATGGAAGACGACGCCATGCAGGTCATTCCCACGGCCTGGGTGGAGGCGGCGCAGGCTCGCTGGAAACCGATGCACAACAAGCCGCGCATGGACAGCGTGGGCGTGGACGTGGCGCGGGGCGGGCGCGACAACACCATCATCGCGCGGCGCCACGGCTGGTGGTTCGACGAGCCCCTGGCCTACGCTGGCAAGTCGACGCCCGACGGCCCGAGCGTGGCCGGCGTCACGATCGCCGCGGTGCGCGATAAGTCGCCCATCCACATCGACGTTGTGGGCGTCGGTGCGAGCCCGTACGACTTCCTGGTGCAGGCCGGCCAGCACGTCCTCGGGATCAATGGAGCCGAGGCCGCGCTAGGCACGGACAAGTCCGGCCGCCTGACCTTCGCCAACACGCGCAGCCACGATTGGTGGCGCATGCGCGAGGCGCTGGACCCCGTCGCGGACAACGGCATCGCCTTGCCGCCTGACCGCCAGTTGCTGGTCGACCTGTGCGCGCCGGTATGGCGCCTTCAGGGGCGCACGATCTACGTGGAAAGTCGCGAGGACATCATCAAACGCATTGGCCGGTCACCGGACTGGGCCAGCGCGTACATCCTGGCCCTGCATGACACGCCCCGTGTCAAGGACATCACGGGTGCGCATACCCGGCAACGCGGCTCCTACGATCCGTACGCAAACCTGAATCGATAGGACGGATCTCCCCATGTGCGAACCCACGACCATTGCCCTAGGGGCCGCCGCGCTGGCTGGTGGGGCGGTGTTGTCGTCCGCTATGGCGCCGAGCGCGCCCAAGGTCGAGCCGACCACGCCTCAGCAACCGCAAGTGAAGCAGAACGAGAAGGCCGCTGACGCGGATCAACTGCGCCGCAATAACAGCGGAAACCGTATCGACGTCGGGCCGGGCGCGTCAGCAGGTAGCACGCTTCTGACCGGGCCTGGCGGCGTTGACTCGTCCGGCCTGTCCCTCAACAAGAACACGTTGCTGGGGGGCTAGCCATGTGCATGGCGCCAGGCATGCCGCAGGCCATTCAGAACTATTGGGCTATCGGTGCACCGGGGATGACGCAGGATGAGATCAATGCGCTGCCCACCTACAGCGGAGGGTATGACGCGGCCGCCGAAGCCGACGGGTTGACGCAATCGGGGATGAACGCCATGCAGGTGCTGCGGGATGCGGCTATCGAGCAGTGGAAAACAGACAACCCGGGGCGGTATCAGGCGGCGTTGCAGGAGCAAAGCGGGCAGCCAGTTGCGCGCCAAGATGCGCAGAGCGCGCGTCGGGGGGCTGGCGGCACTGCTGGTGGCGGTTCGGCGTCATCCATTGACACACTGCTGACGAGTGGCGCAACGCAAGGCGTCGATCCGAGTTCGCTTGATCTGGCGAAAAGTACGCTGCTGGGGTTGTGACCATGGCGCAACTGACCCCGCAGAACGTTGCGCGCGACAAGTACCTCACGCGGTACTCCGCCCTTCAGACTGAGCGCTCGAGCTGGGACGGCTTCTGGCGCGAGCTTACGGATTTCATTCTGCCGTATAGCGGCCGCTTCTTCACATCGGACCGCAACCGCGGCACGCGGCGCTTCAACAACATCTACGACCCCACCGGCACGCTGTCCGCGAACACGCTGTCTGCGGGGCTCATGGCTGGTATGACGAGCCCCGCGCGCCCGTGGTTCCGTCTGGCTACGCCGGACCCTGCGCTGATGCAGTATCACTCGGTCAAGGTCTGGCTGTCCGACGTCACCAAGCTGATGCTCGACGTGTTCGCACGGTCGAACACTTACAACAGCCTGCAAAGCATGTACCAGGATCTGGGCGTGTTCGGCACAGCTGTGAGCTTCGTGCACCCGGATTTCAACGACGTCATCCACCATTCACCGCTCCCGGTGGGCGAGTTCTATCTCGCCACGAACGACCGAGGCAATGTCGACACCCTGTATCGAGAATTCGATATGACGGTGGCGCAGCTGGTGAAGCAGTTCGGCCTCGCCAATGTCAGCCCGACGGTGAAATCGCTCTACGACAACGGCAGCCTGGATTCCTGGATCACGGTGGTGCAGTGCGTCGAGCCGAACGTGGACCGGAACCCGCAGCTGCGCGATGCGCGCAATATGCCCTTCACCTCGGTGTATTTCGAGCACGGCCGATCGCCAGAAAAGTACCTGCGGCGCTCGGGCTTCGAGGAATTTCCCGCGCTGGCGCCCCGGTGGCAGGTGTGGGGTGGCGACGTGTATGGCGTAGGCCCGGGCGGCCTGGCGCTGGGCACCGTCAAAGGCCTGCAGCACCGCCAGCTACGCCTGGCCGAAGGGTTGGACTACACCACAAAGCCCCCTGTGCAGGCGCCGACGGTGCTCAAGAATCACGACATCGACATGCTGCCGGGCGGCGTGACGTTCGTCGACGCTGCCAACCCGAACGCCGCGATCCGGCCGGCTTGGCAGGTGCAGCTTGACATGGCCGGCATGCAGGCCAACATCCAGGATACGCGCGAAATTCTGCGCTCGACGTTCTATGCCGACCTCTTCCTGATGCTGGCCAACGTCGACGTGCGCATGACCGCGACCGAGGTAGCCGAGCGGCACGAGGAAAAGCTGCTGATGCTCGGGCCGGTGCTGCAACGGCTCCACAACGAGATGCTCGATCCGATGGTCGAGATGGCGTTTCATCGCCTGGCGGCCGCTGGCGCGTTGCCGCCACCGCCTCCCGAGCTGGAAGGTGTGGACCTGAACATCGAGTTCGTTTCGATGCTGGCCCAGGCCCAGCGGGCCATCGGCGTCAACAGCACCGACCGCTACGTCATGACGCTGGGCCAGGTCGCGGCGATTAAGCCCGAGGTGCTGGACCGATTGGACGCTGATGCCCTGGCCGACAGTTATGCGGACCAGCTGGGTGTCGACCCGCGCCTGGTGGTGCCGCTGGAGCAGGCGGCCCTGGTGCGCCAACAGCGCGCCCAGCAGCAGGCCGTTATGCAGGCCGCAGCCACCGCCGAGCAGGCCGCGGGTGCCGCGCAGCGTCTGGGAAGCGTCCAGACAGGCGAGCGCAATGCGGCTTCCGACCTCATCAACCAGTTTCAGGGATACAGCATCCCGCAATAGGTGCCGTCATGAACCTGATCGACATGAAGTTGTCGCCCGAAGAGGCCAAGGAGATGGATTGTTCGGCCGGCTGTTTGGGTGCGGAGGACGGTGGTCCGAAGTATCCGTGGGGGCTGATTCTCTCCCTGGACGACGAAACTTTGCGAAAGCTTGGCGTGTCGGAGCTGCCCAAGGTCGGCCAGCAGATGCACCTGATGGCGGTGGTCGAGGTGTGCACCACCAGCCAGCACGCGAACCAAGAGGGCACCGACAAGTGCGTGTCCCTGCAGATCACACAGTTGGGGCTGGAAGGCGCCGGCCCTGACGCCGCGCAGATGCTCTACGGCTAGAGGGGTGCGCATACCTCCGTCGTTGAATCCCAGAATTCAGCGGCATGAACACCACGGCATACGACCCTCTCAACCCGTCGGTTACGGAAACGGACCGCGAAGCCAAGCGTGAAGACGCCAAGCACGAGTCGCGGGTGGAGTCGGACGACATGAAGTGGCTCATGGGGAACCATCGGGGCCGCCGCATCGTGTGGCGCCTGCTTTCACGGGCCGGTGTTTATCGCACGTCCTTCAGCACGAACGCCATGCAGATGGCGTTCAACGAAGGAAACCGGAACGAGGGGCTGCGGCTGATGACGTCGCTGCTCCAGAACTGCCCCGAACGGTACGCCGAAATGCTCCAGGAGCAGAAAAAGCATGACCACCGAAACCCAAGCGACGACCGGAACAACGCCAACTGATCCCGGCACGCAGCAAACCGCGGCCGCACCGGCGACCCAGGACACCACCGTCCTGACCGCTGGAGCCTCCGCGACCGAGCAGCAAGCGCAGACCATGCAAGAAGGCGCGACCCAGGCCGGCGACAAGCCGGCCGTCGAGGCCAAGCCGGACGGCGAGCAATCGAAGGGAGAGGGCGTCAAGCCCAAGACCGACGACAAGCAAGCGGGCGCGCCCGAGCAGTACGAGGACTTCGCTGCACCTGAAGGGGTGCAACTGGACGCCGAGCTGGTTGGCGACCTGAAGACCGTCGCCAAGGAACTGAACCTGTCGCAGAAGGACGCGCAGCGTGTGGCCGATCTCGGCCCCAAGCTGATGCAGAAGCTGCAAGGGAAACAGGCCGAAGCGTTCGCACAGATCCGCCAGACCTGGGCGGACCAAGCGAAAGCCGACAAGGAATACGGCGGGGAAGCGTTCGCCGAGAACCTGGGCGCGGCCAAGAAGGCCCTCGATTCGTTCGGCACTCCGGAACTGCGCACGCTGCTCAACGAGTCCGGCATCGGAAACCACCCGGAACTTATCCGGTTCATGGTCCGCGCCGGCAAAGCGATCAGTAGCGACACGTTCGTCGCTGGGGAGAAGCGTGGCGCCAGCGCCAGCAAGGACCCGGCGAAGACCCTGTACCCGAACCAAGCATAAGGAGCCTTCACCATGGCAACCCTCCCGAAAGCCGGCGCCGTTACCCTGCTGGACTTCGCCAAGTCCATCGACCCGGACGGCAAGACCGCCACCGTGGTCGAACTGCTGAACCAGACCAACGAAATCCTGACCGACATGATGTGGCTGGAGGGCAACCAGCCCACCGGGCACCGCAGCACGATCCGTACCGGCCTGCCGACCTCTGTCTGGCGCCAACTGTACCAAGGCGTACCGGCCTCGAAGTCGACGCGCGCGCAGGTGGATGATACGTGCGGCATGCTGGAAACCCGTGCCGAAGTCGACAAGGACATCGCTGAACTGAATGGCAACACGTCCGAATTCCGCCTGTCCGAGGCGCAGGCCTTCCTCGAAAGCATGAACCAGACCATGGCCAGCTCGCTGTTCTACGGCGACCAGTCGGTCAACCCCGAGCGTATCACGGGCCTGGCGCCCCGCTTCTCGCTGAAGTCCGCGCCCAACGGCGGCAACATCATCGACGCGGGCGGCACCGGCGCCGACAACACTTCGATCTGGCTGGTGGTGTGGGGCAAGAACACCGCCCACGGAATCTTCCCCAAGGGTTCCAAGGCCGGCCTGATCCATGAAGACATGGGCCTGATCGATGCGTTCGATAGCAACAACAACCGCTTCCGTGCCTATGCCGATCACTGGCAATGGAAGTCGGGCCTCACGCTTCGCGACTGGCGCTACGTGGTTCGCATCGCCAACGTGAAGATTAGCGACCTGGTGAACCAGACGGGTACGCAAGCGCCCACGGCCGCCACCGCCATCATGAAGCTCATGCTGCGCGCCATGGCCCGCATCCCCGCGATGGGCATGGGCACTCCGGTGTTCTACGCCAACCGCACCGTCAAGGAAATGCTGTCGATCGCCGCGCTGGACAAGTCGCAGAACGCGCTGGCCATCGAGCCCGCCACCAACCAGTTCGGCACGGTGGCGCCGGGCAGCGTCGGTAACGGCACGCTGCGGTTCTTCGGCGTTCCGGTGCGCACGGTCGATCAGATCCTGTCCACCGAAGCCCAAGTCGTCTAAGGCAAGGAGCCCACACCATGTATATCGATACCCAGGAAACTTTCGCGGCCGCGCAGTCGGTGGCGGCTGCAGCCGGCGACGTGGTCAGCACGAACGTCTACGACACGGGCGCCACGGCTGATACCGGCATCGGCGAGAACTTCTACTTGCTGGCCAAGATGAACGCGGCGCTGGTCGGCGCCGGCGCCTCCATCCAGGTCGTCCTGCAGACTTCGGCGTCCGAAGGGTCGGGCTACACCGATGCAGTGGCGGGCCCCGTCGTGCCCGTGGCCTCGGCCGGTGCCAACGCCAACTTGGCGAAGATCCGCGTGCCGATCGGCCTGAAGCGCTACCTGCGCGTGGTGTTCCGCATCAGCGGCGCGACCACCACGGCCGGCACCGCCAGCGCGTACATCGTGAAAGACGTCGAGGCCCTGCAGTACGGCGCCAGCGGCTTCTCCGTGGCTTAAGGGAGAACGACATGCGCGTTATCGCAATCGCACAAGGTTACGGCGGCAAAGACAAGCACGCACTGCGCGAGCCGGGCGACCAGTTCGAAGTGCCTGACGGCGCCACGGCCAGCTGGTACGAGCCCGTCGAAGAGCCGGAAGCGACGCCGGCCGGTGGCAAGAAGGGTGGCCGCCAGCAATCCGGGCACGACCTGGCGTAAGTCGTCCCCGCTGCTGAACCAGCGTTGATGAGCGGGGGCCGAGTGCCCCCGCTTGTTCTTGGAGCTTGACATGGCGTCCGTCGTCGACATCTGCAATCTGGCACTTGCCCACCTGGGCGACGAGGCTACCGTATCCAGTATCGATCCCCCCGAGGGCAGCGCCCAGGCGGAGCACTGTGCGCGCTTCTACCCCATGGCGCGGGACACTGTACTCGAAGCCCATGACTGGAACTTCGCGACCACCCGCGGGGTTCTCGCCCTTGTGGGGTCGGCATGGCCGAGTTGGGCGTATTGCTATGAGCTCCCCACCGCGTGTATCCGGGCGATCAGCGTGTTGCCACCTGGGGCGCTGGACGACTACAGCGTGAGCTTTCCTCAGACCAGTGCGAGTCTGGGCTACCCGGGATCGGCCTTGGTGCCGCACGGGGCCCTGTACATGCCTCAGGAGTTCAGTGTCGAGACGGGGGAGATGAAGGGCAATACCTCGGATGACCGGCGTTTGCTGTACACGAATCAGGAAAACGCAGTGCTCCGGTACACTCGTCGGGTGGAGGATACGACGCGCTTTCCGCCCCTCTTCGTTGACGCGCTCACGCGCCTACTGGCCTCCTACCTCGCCGGCCCGGTAGTGAAAGGCAGCGACGCCATCGCCGTGGCGCAGGCGCAGCTGCAGGCATATCGTGCCATCATCGCCCAGGCAACCGTTTCGGACAGCAACCAGCGCAAAGTTCAGCCGCGCCAAAGCGTCCCGTGGATCGCGGGGCGCTAGAACATGGCAAGCGTCCGCACCCTATCCCGGTCATTCGCCCGCGGTGAAATCAGTCCGGAACTCTTTGGGCGAGTAGACCTGCCCCAATACCAAACCGGCCTGGCAACCTGCTTGAACTTTGTGGTCCTGCCACATGGACCTGCGCAGAACCGCGCCGGCTTCAGCTTCGTGCGCGAGACGAAGACAAGCGTACGGAAGGCGCGGCTTATTCCGTTTTCTTTCAATACCGAACAGACGTTCGCGTTGGAAGTGGGCCACGAGTACGTTCGATTTCACACCATGGGCGCGACCTTGGTAGACGGTGGAGGGCTACCTTACGAGGTGGTGACCCCTTACCAGGAACGTGACCTTTTCGATCTGCACTATGTGCAGTCGGCTGACGTGCTGACGATCGTTCACCCCAATTATGCGCCACGAGAACTGCGCCGGCTCGGGGCGTTGAATTGGGCCCTTACAGCGATCCAGTTCATACCAACGATCGTGGCGCCGGCCAGTGTCACCGCCACGGCCCATGCCGGATCTGGTACCGCCAACAACGTAGACCACACATACGCCGTGACGTCGCTGGCTGTCGATACGCTTGAGGAATCGTTGATATCCTCAGCATCAAACACGGTCAGCAACGATCTGTTTCTTCAAGGATCGTACAACGATGTGGCCTGGCCGACTGTCGCTGGCGCGACGCGATATAACGTCTATAAGCTGAGTAACGGCATATGGGGTTATGTCGGCCAATCCGGCGGGTTAACGTTCCGGGACAACAACATCACGCCAGATATCTCCCAAGCCGCGCCGACGCTCGCCAATCCGTTTAGCGGCGCCGACAATTACCCGGCTGCGGTTTCATATTTCGAACAACGTCGATGGTTCGCTGGAACTCGGAATAAGCCTCAGAACGTGTGGGCCACCCGTTCTGGTACCGAATCCAACCTGGCATCTTCTATCCCTACACGGGATGACGATGCCATTGCGTTCCGGATTGCCGCGCGCGAGGTGAACACCATTCGGCATATCGTTCCGCTCTCGAACTTGGCAGTGTTGACCGCGAGCGCGGAATGGCGAGTGTCCCCCGCTAACTCTGACGTGCTGACGCCGGCGACCGCTTCGCCACGCCCACAATCCTACAACGGCGCCAACAACGTGCAGCCGGCAGTGGTGAACAACAACCTGCTGTACGCGGCGGCTCGCGGCGGTCATGTTCGGGAGATGTCCTACAACTGGCAGGCCAATGGTTACATCACCGCTGACGTGTCGATTCTGGCGCCGCATCTGTTCGACTATCGCACGATCACCGATATGGCGTTTTCTCGGGCACCACATCCGATCTTATGGTGTGTATCGTCGTCTGGTGAGCTGCTGGGGCTCACCTATGTGCCGGAACAGCAGGTACAAGGTTGGCACCGCCACAGCACGAAGGGCGGCCGCTTTGAATCGGTGTGCACGGTGGCGGAAGGCGACGAAGACGCCCTTTACGCCATCATCTCTCGCACCATCAACGGCGCGCAGGTTCGATATGTCGAGCGGCAGCACACGCGGCTGATGCCGTCCCAGGAAGACGCATTTTTTGTCGACAGCGGGCTGTCCTACGAGGGCCCTCCACAGACCGTGTTTTCGAATCTCGATCATTTGGAAGGCGAGACCGTCAATGTATTGGCCGACGGCGCCGTACTGCCGCCGCAGGTGGTGGTGGGCGGCTCGGTCACGCTCGAGCATGCGTCCAGAAAGGTGCATATCGGCCTGCCGATCCAAGCTGACCTGATAACGCTACCCTTGGCTTTCGACGCTCAGGCCATGGGTCAGGGGCGGGTCAAGAATGTGAACTTTGTCTGGCTCCGGTTGAATGAGTCTTCAGGTGTCTTCGCGGGCCCGTCCTTCGATAAGTTGGAAGCTGCCAACCCTGAGAAGCTCACTCAGGTCAAGCAGCGTACCGACGAGCCCTACGGATCACCGCCGCGCTGGATATCAGGCGAGTTCAAGCACATGGTCAAAGCGGCTTGGACCGATGGCGGGCAAGTATTCGTTCGGCAGACCGACCCCCTTCCGGTCACCTTGGTTTCGATGACGATCGAGGCGGCGATTGGCGGCTGAAATTGCTATACGGGCAGCGATGCCACGAGATGCGGACGGGCTCGCCGCAGATCTGCGTCCCCAGGACATCCAGGAGATTCAGGCCATGCACGGCGGCGCCGTGGATCTCGCCGAGGTCATCCGACACAGCATCGTGGTCTCGCGCTATGCCTGGACGGCGCACCTGGGTGACCAGATTGCAATGGTTGGAGGCGTGGCGGACATCGGATCGTTGCTTGGGGGCAACATCGGCAGCCCCTGGTTGTTGGGCTCATCGGTCATGTTCAGACGCCCGGGTGCGCTTACCCGTACGGGCCGCCGATATGTTGCATTTATGCACACCATTTACCCCGAGCTTCAGAACCTGATCGACAGCCGAAACACCACCAGCATTGCGTGGTTGCAACGTCTTGGGTTCACGGTTCACGCGGGCAGCCCCGTGCCTTGCGGCCCGAATCGACTCGCCTTCTATCGCTTCAGCAAAAAGGTCTGACATGTGTACGCTAGCTGCAGCCCCTTATGTGATGATGGCCGGCGCTGGCGCGTCCGCCATGGGCGCCAGCAACAGCGCGAAGGCGCAACGAGCGGGCTTGGAGTACCAGGCCGATGTGGCCGCGAACAACGCCCAGATTGCCGAGTGGCAAGCTCAGGACGCTATCCGTCAGGGGCAGGAGCAGGAGCAGCAGAGCCGGCTGCGGTACGCCGCGACGAAGGGGACGCAGCGCGCGGCGCTGGCCGCCAACGGCGTGGCGCTGGACGAAGGTAGCGCCGTGGATATTCTCTCGTCTACGGACTACGCCAACGAGATGGACGCGCAGACTATTCAGGCGAATGCTGCCCGCAGTGCTTGGGGCTACCGAACCCAGGGAGCGAACTACAGCGATAACGCCGCGTCGCTGCGGGCTGGCGCCGGCGCAGTAAGCTCCGGGTCCGCCGCAGGCATGAGCCTGCTTGGCAGCGCCGGCCAAGTGGCCGGCAGCTGGTACCAGTACTCGAAATCAACTAAGTGAGGGCCGACCCGTGCCGCGCGTTCCAACCGTAGACGCTCCGCGCGTCAGTTCGACCGGTCTACCAGGGGTACGCCAGCAGGCAGGCGCCGGCGCCTTGGCTGAGGAAATCGGAGCGCGCCAGGCAAGCCAGCTCGCTCAAGGGCTGATGGGCGCGGGCGTAGCGGCGACCAATATCGCTACCGATATGCAGCAGCAGGCCAACCAGCTGCGCGTGGATGATGCAGTGAACCAGGCGAAAGAGGCTGCGCTTAAGCTGACGTTCGACCCGCAGGCCGGGTATACGAACATCAAAGGCATTCAGGCGCTGCAACGCGATAGTGGCCAGCCACTGGCCGCCGAGTACGGCGACCTGCTCAATCAGCAGATACAGACGATCTCGGAAGGCCTGGGCAATGATGCGCAGCGATTGGCATTTCGCCGCGCGTCGCAAGCCATCGGTTTCCAGTTCCAGGAGCAGGCGACCCGCTACGAAGGCGAGCAGTTTCGGACATACGCCGCCTCGGTGCGCGAAGGCACGATTGCCAACAGCACCAACGAGATCGCGCTCTATTACAACGATCCTGCGAAAATCGATCAGAACATCCTCTCGATCCAGGCGGCGGTGGCCGACCTCGGCCGCATGAAAGGCCTTTCGGCATCGCTGATCGAGGCGCAGACGCGCAAGGCGACCAGCAATGCGCATCTCACGGCGCTATCGTCGGCGTTGCAGAAAAACGACGTGGCGTATGCAGACGCCTACATGCGCAAGTACGCGCCCCAGATGGACGCCGACGATATGTTGCGCATCAACGGCTTGCTGACAAAGCAGATGGACGCGCGCCTGGGCACCGCGGCGGCCACCACGGCGGTGAACCGCGCGATGCCCCGCATCATGCCGACCCCGGCCGATCGCCTTGTCAACCTTGTGACGGGCAGTGGTACGCAACTGCCGACGGAACTGACCACGCTGGTCGCACAAGCGGAAAGCAACGACCGCGATCTGAACCCGGACGGCACGGTCGTCACGTCCCCCAAGGGCGCCAAGGGCCGGATGCAGGTCATGGACGCCACCAATCGAGATCCGGGTTACGGCGTGACGCCGGCGCGCGATGATAGTCTGGAAGAGCGGGCGCGGGTTGGGCGTGATTATTTCCAGGCCATGCTGCAAGAGTATGGCGGCAATCTGACGCAGGCCCTGGCCGCATACAACGCCGGGCCCGGCAACGTCAACAAGGCGTTGAAGGAAGCCGAAAAGGCCGGCGACCGGGCCAACTGGATGAGCTACTTGCCCAAGCCGGACGAGACCATTCCTTACGTGCGCGGCATTCTGGCAAAGTACGAGGCTGGGCAGGGCGCGCCCGCCAAGCCCACCCTCTATGAGTTGCAGCGCAACGTGCGCGACGAGATGCAGGGGCAGAGCCCCGAACGCATCCGCATCGCGCTGGAGGAGACGGCGCGTCAGTACGAGGTCGCAAACAAGGCCATCAAACAGCGCGAGGACGAGGCCGTGGCCAGCGCGATGCGCGAAATCGTCGCCAACGGCGGTCGGTACTCTGATCTGCCGCTGGCTGTGCGCGCGAACATCCCGGCCAAGGATATCGCTGAGGTGATGAGCTTCGCGGGCAAGATCGCCAAGGGCGATGACCACACCAACGAAGCCGTCTACCAGAAGCTTGCCGGCGACCCGGCATATCTGCGCGGTCTGTCCGATAACGAGTTCTATCGCCTGCGCGGGGAGCTGAGCGAATCGGACTTCAAGACCTTCGCCAACCAACGCGGCGCGGCAGCTGGCCGGGGCGTGGATAAGGCCGACGAGCTGAACACCTCCGCTATCAACAGCACCCTGAACAACCGAATGGCGACGCTGAAGATCGACCCGACGCCCAAGGATGGATCGAGCGACGCCATGCGCGTCGGCGCCATCCGCAAGTTCGTCAACGATGCCGTGCTGTCTCAGCAGAAAGTCACAGGCAAGCAGATGAACGATCGGGAGACCGAGGAGTTTATCGACGGGCTGTTCGCCAAGTCGGTGCAGTTCCGTAGCTTCTGGTTCGGAACCTCCAATGAGCGGCTGCTCACGCTGAAGGCTGGTGACATCCCCAGCGAAGTCAAGAAGTCCTTGAAGGCGGACTTCAAGAAAAACGGTATCGACGATCCCACCGAGGCCGACCTGTTGGGAGCCTATTGGCGAATGCAAACCGCGCTGCAACGCCAGCGCGCTACTGGAGTGGTTACGGACTGATGGCCGAAGAACTGGACACCTCGAGCGCCGTCGCGGCCTACTTGAACGACCCGAATCCGCCTCCGGCGGACCCGGCCGGCGCTACGCGTGTTTCCGTGGCGGCGGCGCTGGGCAGCAACCCCGACCTGGAGGCCGAGCTGCGCCAGGTCGCATCGCGTACCGGCATACCGATCGATTCGGTGCGCCGTCACCCGCAAGAAGTAAAGCGCGAGGCTGCCCTGACGTCTTTCGACTTCGAACGGCTGGCTCGAGAGTACCCCTCCACCGCGGCGTACCTGGCCGGCGTCGAGAATGCGCGGATTGCGCACGATGACGTCGACAACATGGGCGTCTTCGAGAAGGGCATCCGTGGGCTTTCGAATCTGGGAAGCGCCGCGGCTTCGGCGTTCCCGCAGGCCGGCGGCGCACTGTGGCGCGTCGGGCAGGCGGCGGCCGAGAACGTCGCGCCGCTGCTCGATCCGCTCGCCGGCACGTTGCTGCCGGAAAACCCGCTGCGCCGCCTCGCCGCCGGGATGGCCGGTATGGGCCGCGCGGGCGAAGCGTCCGCCAAGGGCCTCATGCCCCAGGCTACTGGCAACATCGAGGCCGGTGTCTACTCGGGCGTTCAGTCGCTCGTGACGATGGGACTTACCCTGCCGGCCAGCATCGTGTCCGGCAACCCTGCGCCAACGCTCTACGGCATGGCGGGGATTACGGGCGGCCAGGCATACGGCCAGGCCCGCGAGGCAGGCTTGGACCCGTACCGCGCGCTGATGTTCGGCACGTCGCAGGCGGCTATCGAGTACGCCACCGAGCGCATCCCGGTCGGGCGCTTCCTGCACGATATGAAGGCCGGCACGCCGCTTTGGAACATGTTGATGCGCCAGGTGGCGGCCGAGATTCCGGGCGAGCAGGTGGCGACGGCGCTGCAAGATCTGAATGAATGGGCCATCCTCAACCCGGAAAAGCCGTTCTCCGATTACCTGGCAGCGCGCCCCGATGCTGCGGCGCAGACCCTGGTGGCCACCATCGTGGCATCGGGCGGTGCCGTGGGAACTGCGCAGTTGGCCAGCACGGCGGCTGATCGGCTGGCCGGCCGAACCGTGCAGGCCGAGCGCGCGCAGCTGGACGGTCAGGTCCTGGCTGAGCTCGATGCAACGGCGGCAGCGTCCAAGTTGCGGGCGCGCTCGCCCGATGACTTCCAGGCTTTCATAAAGGAAGCCATGGGGGATGGGCCGGTGCAGGACGTCTACATTCGGGCCGAGGACCTGGCGCAGTCGGGCGTCGATGTGGGGCAGCTGGCGCAGGTGTCCCCGGCCGTGGCCGCGCAATATGAGCAGGCGCTGGCCACGGGCGGCGACGTGCGCATTCCCGTCGACGAGTACGCGACGCGCGTGGCTGGCACTGACCTGTCGCAATCTATGCTGCCGTTCTTGAAGACGGACCCGGCCGGGATGACCCAGGCCGAGGCGCAGGACTTTATGCAGAACCGAAGCGAGCAGCTGCGCGCCGAGGTCGAAAAGGTCATGGCCGAACGCGAAGCGGACGCCCCGTTCAAGGAATCCCGTGACCTGGTTGAAGCCGAGCTGATGACCCAGCTTGAACAGGCGGCTCGCTTCACGCCGGACGTTAACCGCGCCTACGCCGGCATGATGTCCAATTTCTACGCCGTGCAGGCTGCGCGGCTGGGCGTCACGCCGCAGGAGATGTACCAACGCTATCCGGTCCAAATCCGCGCTGAAGGTTTCGGCCAGTTGGATCAAGCGCTGGCATCGCAGCCGCCCGCTGGCTGGAAGCACTCCACGGAAGGGACGGATGCAGCTGCGCTATGGGATGGTAGCGACGATTCGCGGGCCGTATTCTGGACAGAGTTGACGGGCAAGCTGGCGCAGGACGCGCCCGCACTGGCGGACTACTCGCATTCGGTAGATCGGTCCGCAATCAACCACATCAAAGGCAAGCACGGGGACGCAGAGAGCGAGCGCCGACGGGGACAGCAAGCGGTAACCGCCGAAGATGTGGCACGCATTCCTGACATTGTCACGGCCTACGACGATATCCGGACCGACTTGCGAACGGAGCAGGGGGTCCAGCGGGTGGCGTACGCAAAGGCGCTGGATGATGGTGTGCTGGTCTATATCGAGGACGTCAGTCGCAAACGCAACGATATGCGAGGCGTGACGTTGTGGAAGTACCCGGTAGGCACGGACGTGCGCTCCGTGCTCGACTCTGCCCTGGACGGTGGGGCGGAAAAAACGAAAGCCCGGCAAGCCGGGCTTAAGGGGGACGCGCTCCGCACACTTTCGGACTATGAATCCGACGCGCAAACTCCGTCTCCGCAGTCGAGTATAGAGCCCGGTGGTCGCGAACTCAAGCAGGGCGAGCAATCAGCGCGCGGCGCCTACAACATCGACACGCGCACGATCTCGCTGTTACAGAATGCGGACCTGTCGACCTTCCTGCACGAGTCTGGCCACTTCTATCTGGAAGTGCTGACCGACATCGCCCGCCAGCCGGATGCGCCTGCCGCCGTGCGCGATGACGTGCAGAAGCTGCTCGGGTGGTTCGGCGTGCAGGATCTGGCCGCCTGGGACGCCCTCGACCTGGAAGGCAAGCGCCCGCACCATGAGCAACTGGCCCGCGGCTTCGAGGCCTATTTGTTCGAGGGCAAGGCGCCTACACCCGAGCTGCAGGGGTTGTTCCAGCGGTTCCGCGCTTGGATGGTGGCGGTCTACCGTTCGCTGTCGGCGCTCAACGTGGAACTGTCCGACGAGGTGCGCGGCGTGTTCGACCGCATGCTGGCATCCACCGAGCAGATCCGCGAAACGGAGACCATGCTCGACTACAAGCCGGCCTTCACGTCGGCTGAGCAGGCGGGCATGACGCCGGAAGAGTGGGCGCAATACCAGGCTCTAGGCCTGGAAGCCACGCAGGATGCCGTGCAGCAGCTGGAGGCGCGCAGCATCCGCGACATGAAGTGGCTGTCGGGCGCGCGCAGCCGCGTGATTGCCCAGATGCAGCGCGAGGCCGCCGACCGGCGCAAGACGGTGCGCAAGGAGGTCGAAGCCGAGGTGATGGCCGAGCCCGTTAACCAGGCCAAGACGTTCATGAAGCGCGGAGTCGACCCCGTCACGGGCGAGCCGGCGGAGGGGCCGACCAAGCTGCAGATCAGTGCGCTGGAGGACATGTACGGTGGCGAGGGCGACCGCTACGCCATGCTCGACTGGTCCAAGCTGGGGTACGGCAAGTACGGCATGCTGGCCGAAGACGGTCTGAATCCCGACATCGTGGCCGATCGCTTCGGCTTCGCGTCGGGAGACGGCCTGGTTCGCGCCGTGCTGGCGGCGGAAGACCCGCGCATCAAGATCGAAGCGCTGACCGACCAGCGTATGCTGGAGCGCTATGGCGATCTGACCGACCCGCAGAGCATCGCGCGCGCCGCCGACGAGGCTGTCCACAACGAGGCGCGCGGCCGGTTCATCGCCACCGAGGTCAACGCCTTGCAGCGCGCGCTCGGCCAGCGGCAGGTGCTGGCCCGCGCCGCGCGTCAGTTCGCCGAGGCCACCATCGCGCGCCTGCGCATCCGTGACGTTCGGCCCAGCCAGTGGGTCGTGGCCGAGGCGCGCGCCGCGCGCGCCGCCGAGGCGGCCCTGCGCAAGAACGATTTGCAGGGCGCGGCCGTCGAGAAAAAGCGCCAGTTGGTGAACAACTATGCAGCGCGCGCCGCCCAGGCCGCCCAGGCCGAGATCGAAAAGGATCTCAACTACATGAAGCGACTGTCTGGGTCGACATCGCAGTCGGGCATGCGCGGCGAATCCCTGGTCCAGTTGAACGCGCTGCTGGCGCGGTTCGACCTGCGCACCAGCATTTCGCTGCGGCAGATTGATGCCGCGAAAACCCAGAGCCTGGCCGAATTCATCGCCAGCGAGTCCGAGCGACTCGACGCCGTCATGCCCGACCTGCCGGCCTATATCCTGGACGAGGGCTTCCGGCGTCATTACAAGGACATGTCCGTTGAGGAATTTCGCGGCCTAGTGGATAGCGTGCGCCAGCTGGCGAACCTCGCCCGCCGCGAGCAGAAGATGTACACGGCGCTGCGGGACATGTCGTTCGATGAGGAACGCTCGGCGATCCTCGCCCGGCTGCGCGAGTTCAATCCGAAGGCGTTCGATGAGGCCGGCGACCCGCTGGCGCGTGAGCCTGAGTTCGTCCCCAGTATCCGCAAGTCTGTCTCGAAGCTGGGCGACGGGTTCGCTGGCGAGTTCCTGAGCGCGGAGACCATCCTTGATATCCTGGAGGGCGGCAAGTTCGGCCAGGTGCACGAATCTCTGTTCGGTCGTATGAGTTCGCGCGCCAACTGGAAGGCGACGCGCATGGAGAAGGTCTACCGCGACCTGAAGCCAATCTTCAAGCAATGGAACCTGAAAGAGCGCCGTGACTACGGCCGCAAGGGCATTCTGGTGCCCAGCATCGGCACCAGTATCACGCGAGAAAACGCGCTGGTGGCGGCGTTGCTTTATGGCAACGCCGACGGCCGTAAGCGGTTGGAGAACTACGGCTGGAACGAGAACCGCATGCAGGGCGTGCTGGACGTGCTGGACGAGCGCGACTGGAAGCTCGCGAACGCCATCTGGGAGCAGTTCGACAACAAGCTGTGGCCCGAGCTCGAGGCCCTGAACAAGCGCACGCGCGGCAAGGCACCGCCGAAAGTGGAACCCTTGCCTTTCCCAACGAAGTACGGCGAGGCGCGCGGCGGCTATTTCCGTCTCAAGTACGACACGGACCTGGACGAGCGTGCGCACCGGTTCGATGAGGGCGCCGCCGTGCGCGAGCTGCTCGGCGGTGGCATGGGCATGGCCGCCAAGACCAACCAGGGCAGCAGCACGCAACGCAAGGACGGAGTTGTCATGCGTCCGCGCCTGGACCTGGGCGTCTTCGTCGAGGCCGTCAATGAGACGGTGCACGACCTGGCACTGCGCGAGGCGGTGGCCGATACGATGCGGCTGCTGAACGACAAGGGCATCCAGACCGCGATCAAGTCGTCGGTTGGCGTGCCGGCCTACCGCGCGCTGGTCAACCGTGTGCGCGAGGTCGCGGCTCCGCCGCGCAACCCGAGCGGCTTCATCGAGAAGATCCTTGCCAGCGCCCGACGCAACACCATCGTGGTGTTGATGTCCGGCGTCAAGACGGCGCTGCAGAACGTTGTCGGCCTGGTGCCGGCGCTGACTCGGGTGAACGCCGGCAGCATTGGCCTGGAGATGGCGCGCTTCTACAGCCCGGCGATGGCCGAGCGATACCGGTTCGCTATGGAGAATTCCGAGTACATGCGTCACCGGTATCAGAACTTCGACCGAGACCTGAACGACATGGCCGCCAAGCTGACGGTCAAGGGCCGGCTGCTGCCCGACACGGCGACGATGCTGGCGTTGATGGGGCTGGTTGACCGCGGCGTATCGGTGCCGCTGTGGAATGCTGCATTCAAGGACGGCATGGTGCAGTTCGAGAACGACAACGCCAAGGCGGCCGACTACGCCGACCATATCGTCCGCCAGACGCAGGGCAGCGGCCGTGACGTTGATCTGCCCAAGATCATGTCGGGCCACGGCGGCTACGGCCAGCTCAAGCGCCTTTTCACGATGTTCTACAGCTACTTCAATAGCCAGCTGCAAATGCTGGTGCGCGCCGGCGCAATCTCCAAGCGCGAAGCCAGCAGCAACCCGGGGCTGGCCGTCGCAAAGTTCACTGTGCAGTTCGTGTTGATCGCCGTTCTGCCCGCCATTCTCACTGAAATGATGATGGGTAATGGCGGGGACGATGAAGACGAGGACAAGCTCGCCAAGCGCTACGCGCGAGCACTCGCCATGTACGGTGCTGGCATGTTCCCCATCGTGCGCGACATCTCGTCCTACACCTGGTCGGTGTTCGACAAGGACACGTACAACTACGGCTACAAGATCAGTCCAGTCCAGTCAGCTGGAGAGGGCGTCGTCAAGGGGATTTCCTCCTTGGCGGATATCACCGCCGGCGAGGGCGATATTGTCGACACAAAGAACGTGATTATGGGGACAAGCTTCGCGTTTGGACTCCCAGGAAAATTGATCTCAGACTTCGTTGCCGGCGCCAACGCCTGGATGAACGGGGACGCTGGGCCGGAGGCTTTGCTGCTCGGCGCGCCGCGCCGATAGACGGGTGCGCATACCGCGTGCATAGACTTTGAGAATCGGGGTGATCTGAGAGGACGCCCCGATGACCATTTCTTCGACCACTCGTAAAGCGGGACCGTTCTTCGGCAACGACGCGACCACGAGTTTCCCTTTCCCGTTCAAGGTATTCAAGAAGCAGGACGTCAAAGTCACGCTGACCACGGATACCGGCGCCGACATCGAACTCACGTTGGATTCCGATTACCTGATCGTCCTGAACGCCGACCAAGACGCCTCGCCGGGCGGAGTTGTCACCTACCCGCGATCGGGCGGTCCCATGGCAACCGGATACCGACTCACCCTGACTGGCGGCTTGGCCAATGTGCAGCCGACCGACATTCAGAATAGCGGTGGCTTCTATCCTCAAGTAGTCGAGGATATGAGCGATCGCTCGACGATCCAAATCCAACAGCTTCAGGAAATTGCAGACCGCAGTCTGAAGTTCTCCGTCTCGGACAGTGGCGCGGGCGCGACGCTGCCGCCGGCGGAGTTGCGCGCGGATAAGGTCCTGGGGTTCGACTCGACCGGTAAGCCGACCGTCCTCGTCCCGACGTCGGGCAGCGCCGCGGATGTGCTGATCCAGCTGGCCGGGCCGTCCGGGTCTTCCATGGTGGGCTTCATCCAGGCCGGTGTCGGCGCGGTCGTGCGCACGTCTCAGGACAAGATGCGGGATGAGTTCAACGCCAAGGACTTCGGTGTCCCCATGGACGGGGTCACGGATGCGGCTCCTGCGTTGAACGCCGCGGTGCAGGCCCTCAATGCGATCGGCGGTGGGGTATTGAAGATCCCGCCCGGTACGTTCATTGTAGACTCGGGTATCAACCTGACGGGGTGTTCGAACATCACCTTGCGTGGCTCCGGCTGGGACACGATCATCAAGTGCACTGCGTCGCTAAACGGCTCGAATAACAGCAGCAAGAACGACGTCATCTACGCCCTGAACTTCACGGGTACCCGGCCGGCAACGGGCTATGCGCACAAGAACCTGATCGTTGAAGACATGACGATCGATTGCTCATTGCAGTCTGCATCCGGCGTGCCGGCCGCAGCTACCGCGGGCTATTCGCTTGCGGCAGTCGAGTTCATGAACGTCGACTATTCGCATGTACGCCGGTGCCGCATCTATCGCGCGTTCGGCAACGGGGTGGCCATCAGCACCTATGATCCGCGGCTGAACATCGACGGTATCAGCAACGCCCTTGAGTACTGCGTCGTCGAGAATAACTTCTTCGACCAGTGCCTGCAGGGGGTTCTGCCGCAGTACAAGAGTTCGGTGGCTCCCGATGGTATCACCGGCTCTGTGATCCAGATCGGAAGCGGACTTGGATGTTCGGTACGTCAGAACTACTGCTACCGGCCCGGCGGCCCGTTCCTGGATGTCTTCAACTGCGACGCGTGCATGTTCGTAGAGAACGTGGTGGAAAGCGTTGGCAATACTCCGGTTGGAGCGAGTCCTCTTAATGCCACTTTGATGCAGCAAACCATCGGCACGATTCACAGTGACTTCGGGCTGCGTAATTGCGTCATTTCGGGCAACACCTTCAGGCACACTGGGGGCATCTTCCTCTCGGGGTACATGCTGCCTAACTTCTTCAACGGTAATGTGCCAACTCCTGGCCCTCAGGGCTGCATCGTCACGGACAATGTGATCTACAACCAGCCTGGTTCGCGAGGGATCACCACTCCAGTCATCGGAGCCTCCGGGGCGACCTACGTGAACCCGCACACGCAGTCTGTGAAGGTCCAGATCGTAGGAGGCTCCGGCCTGGCCGTGACGTATCGACGAGGCACCGATGGTGCGTTTGTCTCCCAGGCTCTGGGTCCATCCCAGACCATCCAGCTGGCCCGTGGCGATGCCTTCACACTGGCCTACACCACAGTTCCCAACTCGTGGGTGTGGGCGCTGGCTCCAAACATTTTCTACCCCGCCATTTTCATCAGCGGCGGATCGGTTTCCGGCACTCTCGGTAAGTCGGCTGGAAACATCATCGCAAACAACGTTGTGAACACGTCTGGGGGGCCTGGCATCTCATGCGTGGAGTGCGATGAGAACCAAATCCACAATAACTACATCGTGAACCCTGGCATCGTCCGGCCGCAGCCTGCGGTGTTCCTGGGCACGGCAGTAAATCAGGTTGGCGGGGGTAGCTCGAGCAACAGCCTGCAGTCCAACTTCATCAAGGACAATCGCACCCCGCCGAACATGACTTACAACTTTCAGGACGACTCTGCCGGGGGGACGGCCAGGTGCCTGGACAACGCTTACCTGAACAACCGCCTGGAGCAAGGCAGTACCCCAGGCACGGTTTCGTTCGTTTCCCTGGCGCGGCAGTTCTTGGCACAGAACTTCGGCCCCGGTCTTCCTGGTCCGTTCCTGACCAGTCCGGGCATTCCGGCCACCGGTGCAGAGCAAGCAAACCCGTTCCCTTATGACTGCATGGTGTACGTGGCCGGGGGTGTGGTGACTTCCATCGCAGTCGGGCGCGCCGGCTCCACCTTCGTGACGGGGGTAACCGCAGGCGGGGTTCGTGTCCCGCAAGGGTGCGTCTTGAAGTTGACCTACACCACCACGCCCACGAGCATCAACTGGTTCCGCGCGTAATTGCATAAGGCAGACAAGAATGAATGATCTCGATGCAACCATCGCCGCGGCCGGCAGCAAGGTGACCATGGCGGGAAGCGGCACGGCTATTGGCAGCTGGTTTCTGTCCTCGGAATTCGGGGTGTTGTCCGGCGTGTTTATCGGTCTCGCGGGCCTTGCCGTCAACGCCTACTTCAAGTACCGCCAAGATGCGCGACTCCGCCGCGAGCACGAAGCGCGAATGCGCGGGGAGCTTGTATGAAGCTCGGCACGAAGATCGCGGGCGGCGCCAGCGCGCTCATCGCCTCTGGCGCGCTGGCTGTTTTCTCGCCTACCTTGCAGACCTTCCTCGGGAAGTGGGAAGGCGAGCGTCAGAACATCGTCTACGCCGACAAGCTGGCCGGCGGTTTGCCCACTGTGTGCAAGGGCATCACCAAGCACACCAGCCCTGAACCGCTGGTGGTAGGCGACTACTGGTCGCCCGAACGTTGCGAGCAGGTTGAGCGCCTGGTGGTGAGCAAGGGCCAGTTAATGCTCGCCGACTGCATCGACGTTGCGATCAGTCAGCCCATCTTCGATGCCCTGAGCAGTCACGCACACAATTTCGGCACGCCCAGCACCTGCGCGAGCCGTGCCGTGGGCCTGATCAATGCCGGCCGCCTTGCCGACGGTTGCAAGGCCCTGGCGCACGCGCCAGGCGGCGCGCCGGTCTGGTCCTATGTGACGGCGGCTGACGGGCGAAAGGTGTTCGTGCAGGGGCTGTACAGCCGCCGGTTGGACGAGGTGAAGCTGTGTCTGTCAGGTCTGCACTGACGTATGCGGCCGTCGGCGCTGCCGCGGTACTGCTGGTGGGTGCCGGTGCAGCACTGTACGGCGCCCACCAGTACCGGGCTGGTGGCGACGCCCGGCAGGCCGAGATCGAGAAGCGCCAGGCCGCGGTCGAACGCGGATGGCAGGAGGAAAGGGATCGTGCTGATGCCCAACACCGTGGCGCCGTGCTGGCGCGTGAAGCTGCAAAAACTGGCTTGGCTGCTGCCCGTGCTGAGCTTGACCGGGTGCTTCGCGCCAATGGCCGGGATCCCGCGAATCCCCGAGCCAGCCGCCGACCTGATGAAGCCGGCGCCGACTGGATCGGAGGTTTTGCAGCGTGCTACGCGGAATATGGAGACCTGGCTACCGACGCCGCACAATGGGCCGACCAGGTGAACGGGCTGCAGGGCTACGTTCGAGGCTTGCGGGGCTCTCGCTGAGAAGGAATGAGCCAGTTATACCGACGAGCTTATGAGACCGCCAGCGATGCTGACGACCAGCGGGTGTTCAAGAAATTTTTGTAGGCGGGACTTTGCTTCGGCCTTTTCTTCGGAAGACGCGTTGGAGCCTTCAATCCGCTCGACCATTTCGTTAATGGCTAGTCGGAAGCTCATCGTGTTGTGGTCTCCGACCTGAATCCCTGCGGAATTGTGAATGTTGATTGTGGTCGTTTTGGGCTCCGTTCTGGCGGGGAGCGCTGTTGTCTTTTCGAGATCCAATTTCCAGAACGGATCGTCCAACCCCTCCATGTAGGTAGCCAACTTAACGAGGTATGACTCCTCGCGCCCGCTAGGTAATTCGCGAGAAATATAGTCCCCCTCTGTTGCGTCAAACTTCTTGTCGAATACCACCAATCGTTTTCCGGTGAATGCTCCATAGAAAGGCCCAGTACGTTCACCGCTCAGGCTCCGCACATAGACTTTCGCATTGTTCGTATCGTGCATACCCCTCTCCTTTGGTGTATGAACGGCAAATGTGCCATGCCTTTGGTTAGAAGTCACGCCGTACGAGGCTTGCGGCGGCGCTGTCCTGCCTCCGACACGTGCGGGCCGATCCAGTAGCGTTTGATCGTGGTGCGCGGCGTTCGGGCCAGATATTTAGAAGCTTGTCCAGGTTCATTGGGAAGCACCGTCGACCGACCTTGTAAGGCCTGCTCGCGACTGGAGTGGAGGTTTTTGGGGCTTGCCACTCGAGATACGCAGACGGACGACGGGCGGCCTGGCCAAGTGTGCGGACTTCCGGGGCGTGTTTGCACGCTGTGCGGTTACCTAAATCGTGACCGGATCTGTGAAAAAAAAAACTCGCCAACGGACATCTAAGCGCAGCATTTGCAGAGGGCTGTCGCTGCGAGTCTTGCGGTTGCGCTTCCGTTGGCGAGCCGCATCATTGTATTACGATCAATAAGCTCAGCGATGTGTAGTCGAGGGAGGTTCTAGGTGTTAGCGCGCAAGTAAAAGGGGCTTTTGTAATGGCTCACCTCGGCGCTGGCGCTGCTGCCGGCGCGCATGGGCACGGCCGAGGCGTGCGTCATGTTGCTGGCAATCGGCCTGCAGGAAAGTCGGTTCACACACCGCCAGCAGATCGGCGGGCCGGCGCGTGGCTTCTGGCAATTTGAGAAGGGCACGCGCGCCAGCCGCGGCGGCGTGTGGGGCGTGTGCCTGCACGCCGCGAGCAAGGGCCACTTGGCGGCCTTGTGCAAGGCGCGCAGCGTGGCTTGTGACCCGGACGCGATTTATGCCGCGCTGGAGTATGACGACGTGCTGGCGGCCGGCGTTGCGCGGCTGCTGCTGTGGACCGACCCCAAGGCGCTGCCGGCTATCGGCGGTGCTGACGCCGGATGGGCGCTGTACCTGCGCACCTGGCGGCCCGGGAAGCCGCATCCGAAGACCTGGCCGGCGCTGTATGCCCAGGCCATGGCCGCGGTGGAGGTCTGACCATGCCCGCATTCATTCAACGGATATGGGGCTACGTCGTCGCCGCGGCGGCGGCGGTTGTCGCGGTCGTGTTGGTCTACCTGCGCGGGCGCAGCGCAGGCCGTGCGGATGAGCGCCAGGAGCGTAACGACCGAATCAACGAACAGGCGGCGAAAGCCCGCCAGGAGGTGCGCAATGTGGAGGATGAAGTGGCCCGTATGGACGATGACGCTGTTTCTGATCGGCTCAAGTCTGGCTGGGTGCGGGGCCCCGGCCAGGGTGGGCGTTGAATATTGCGACCATGCGCGGCCGATCTACTTTGATACGGCCGCCGAGGTTGATCGAACGCCGGCAGATGTGCGCCGCCAGGTGCTGGAAGCTAACGAGACCTGGCGCGAGTTGTGCAATCGCTAAATGCGCATAATACGCGGATTTGCTCGGTCGGCGTTTCAGGCGATCTAGACTAAACTCTCAGAATGGTTGCCCATGCATCCGCGTGGCGCAGACGTTGCCGTACTATCGATTCCGGAACGCGTATGAGCTGAGCAATGTGCAAGTCGGCATCAGCCTTGGGGTCCTGCTCGGCGATCGCTTGTCTCACTGCAACGAGCGCTGGAAGCCACTCCTGGGGAACCAGATAGAGGGCGGCACCAAACCATGCAATCTCGTCGACCAGAGTTTGCTTCCCTGCCCCAAGTAGAGTGTTTCCGCCTGCGACTAGGTCGTCTATCAATTCCGACACCAGTGGAATACTGTTGGTGGCCGGGTAGTCCTCCCAATCCAGAAAGCAATGCATGAGTTCCTTAGCGGCAAGGAACCTGGCCATGCAGTAGTTGCTGACGCCGACGACAATCTGGTTGCTGAGGCGGTGTGTTTCCGGATCGCGGTATTTGGTGAAGTATGCAGGGACGTAGTTGTATCGTGCTTTGAGTACCCACTTGATCTCAGTGGGGCACATTCCATTTGCTGCGGTGAGCAGGCTGGCAGGGGCTTCTTCGTAGACCGGAATTGGGACCAATTCGGATGCGTGGCGTGGGGCAAGCGAAATACCATTTGCTTCGCAAACCTTTGCCAAAATGCCACGGGCGGTCCCCGCGATGAGCTTTATATAGTGAAGCGAGGTGTCCGGGGCCATAAGAAGAAAAGCGCCTTTCGGCGCTTTTAGTTGAGCGTTGGAATTATTAGTGAAGTGCTGTGTTACTAATAATAGCCTGAATGTGGTCCGGAATGCCAGATGTAGGAAGCGGCGCGGCGTCGTCCACCCCCGCTTTTATGAGGGCATCCGCCGTGAGGATTTCCGCCTTCACGGCCTCAGGAGATACATCCTTCCCCGGCACGATAGCGAATTTAATGTCTACCAGCCCATTGTCAAACTGGTCGGACAGCCATTTGTCAAAAGCGATAGTAGAGTCCATTTTTTCCTCGAGCGATTGTATCTTCTAAGAAAAGCCCGCAAACATACCATGTTTAAGTGAAATCGGCAACTGTGCGCGAAACTTTTGTTGTTGACATTCTGGTGTTCGGCCGCTACATAGTCAAGCCCTAACTGGGCTTCACTTGGCCTTTTTGTTGTTCTTCCGCTGTAGAGTCAAGGTCTGCTGCGGAATTATTTCAAGTTTTGAGTTGCTAAAAGTAAATTTGGGCCTATTTCGTAAAATTCAACTGTGTTTTTATACAGTCTACCTGCGGTCTTCTAGACGGTGTGGGTCTGCTGTCGCACTCTGAAAGGAGGCGTCGTTATGGGCCAGTCACCCACTGCATCCACCAGCCCTGGTAGTAGCGCACGTTCAACGAAAACGCCCCAACCCGTGAGGGGGCTGGGGCGAATGCTCTGCGGCGGCCGGCATGGGCGTCGCGAGCGTGATAAATCTATCACGGTCATTGGCTTCGTGGTGACGTTAGGCTCGCTCGGCGATCCATTGCATCCACCATCCCTGGTAGTAGCGCACGCCGGCGATTTCTTCGAAGCCACAGACCATCATGCCCCGGTTTGAGGCGAAGGTAAGGAGTTGAGGTTCCAGTAGATCGGGGATGGCGCTGGGCACAGTGGCACCGAACTTTGCCAGCGCGTCCATGGTCATTCGGGGAACATGGCGATTCAGCCCCTTGTGAAGCATGGAGTACATCCGGACCGTGCCCACGACGGGCTGGCCTGGATCGTTATCGCGGCGACGTTCGCCAAGGTGGTGCGTCCGGAGGACGCTGCACTGGAATTGCACGGCTTGCTCGAAAATACTGTATGGATAAACAGTATAATTTCCCCAGGCCCGGATGCAATTCGGCCCCGTTTTCATGCAACGATTCGCAAGGCTTGTGACGCCGGTAGGCCGCTCTTACCGATTCTTTCCGGCTTCTCTGGCGCGCTGTGAGATGCTGGTCCGGTTGTGATAGAGGCCCGCCTATGGACAGTGAAGAGTTGTTGGCCATGATGATTTCGACGCCTGCGCCAGCGCCGAACCTTGATGACTGGGACAGCGTGCTGGTGATTTACGCGCGCCACCTGGAGCGGCTTGCTCCTAAGCTGAACGAGAGGGATCTGGGGGCGCTGGTGGCCAGCGGTGCGATGTTCTACCGCACGCTGCGTCAGGCGGAGGCCGCCCGATTGCAGGCGCTGGATCGGTGGTCTGGTCCAGCGGGGCGCGGACCGGGAGCGGATTGAGCCGCCGGGGGAGGCGCGTTCGTGGCCCACCCGCGTTACGCGGCGAAGAAGGCGCGTGACCGGGTGGATGTCCTGCGGAGGTTTCCACCCCCTCCGGAGGCATGGGGAAATTACATCGGGCTCCGATGTAGCGCAATACGGTATATGCCGAATTGGAGCCCCTAGTGGTGGCTGTCCTTTTCGGACGCCTTAGGAGCCGCGTCATCAAGAACAAGAGGAGGGCGGTTCTTAACACAGTCGTGCCAACCCTGTTCCCACGCTTCGACCTTTTCGCGCCAGTGGGTCAGATTTTCCCCCGTACGAGTCGGCAGCCTGTCGGCCCGTAAGAATGGGCAAGATTCAAGCAGCTGTCCGTGCGCTGCGGCCCGGTATCCCATATGTCGAGGTGCGTCTTTCATCAAGAATCCTCCTCTGTAGGCTTGCGGGTGAGAGGTGTCGAGTATGGACGATATAGTCGAGAGTCGCCATGATTTTCATTGTTGGACACAACTGTCAGCGCCGCCCATGCGCGTTGAGGATCGCGCGGCATGTGATATGCAGTATTGCTATAAGACCAGGGGTGATATCGATCAGATGGGTTAATCCTTCGGTATAGGGGCGACTGGTTGGATAGCGTCGGGCAACTCGTACTTGGAATTGCCGACTTCCTGGCGCACTGGGTGCCAGGTGAAGGCCGTCTCCGGTAGACCATGCTCCAGCAGCGCAAGCGCCTGGGCGGTGGGAAATTCCGGGTCCATCCAGTGGATGGCCAGGTCGGGCGGCAGCGCTACTGGCCGGCGGTCGTGAACGTCGATCATGCCGCCAGCGGCGTCATTCGTGACGATGGCGAAGCCGTGGGCCTCGTCCTTCTCCGCGTCCGGCCGCCAGTTGCTCAAGCCCGCGAAGAATAGCGGCGCATCGTCGGCGGCGTGGATGTAGTACGGCTGCTTGGCTGGCTTCGGCCCATCGGCGAGGGGCTTCCATTCATACCAGCCATCCGCGGGCACCAGGATGCGGCCGCGCGCGGTGAGCATCTTCCAGGGCCAGGCGCCGGCGAGGATCTTGTCTAGCCGCGCGCTTGGCATGAAGTACTTCGAATTGTGCGGGCGCCAGCCCCAGTGTAGGCGTTCCAGCTCGAAGTCGCCCGCCAGGCGATGCATCGTCAGTGGTCGCGTGCCCGGGGAGATGTTGTAGAGCGGGCCGGCTGGGTCATCGAAGACGCGGCGAGGGTTGGGAAAGATGCGCTCGACGTAATCGAGCGGCCCGGACTTCTGAACGATCCGACCGCACATGACGCCCTCCTGACCGGGGCTGCATAGGTTCAGCCGCCAGCGGCGGAAAGGACGCTGTGACGGCGCGACGTTTACTCGTAGTCCGCATTCATGCGGGCGTAGAATGAATCCACTCCGGACACACCCTCCGTATCGAGGCTTAACAGGTGGTGGAATCCAGGATCGCCTCGCTTGACGAAAAATGCATCATTTCCATCCCCTACAAGGAATTTCACATCCCCGTTACTGTCATCATCGGGCTCGGCATAGACCGGTTTAAATCCGAGGTAGACGACAGACTCGATCACGTCTCCCCCGACAAGCCTGCCCTCGATTTCCATTTCCACTGCCCGGGCACTCTGTCCGGCCACTCGCCAAATGTACGGACCGCGGCCTTGGCGGATATTGACGGCGAACGTCCGTGTCTTTTTTGGTGGAGACATTTTTGTCATAGCTTCTGTATCAAAATGGGGAGATTTTTGTAGTGGTATCAAAAAGTATCACAAATGGCGCATTGGATGCTCACCGACACGGCCGGCATCGCCAAAACCTATGCTACGCAAGCTGATGGCAACCATGCGAAACGGAGAGGCGGCGCGCCGTCGGGCGGGGTGAGCGGGGTGGCCACCGCGGTGTCGGCCGGGATGATGATGCTCGTGACGCCAGGCGTTGCCGAAGGTGAAGCACTGGTCTTTGGTTGGCTTGGACGCGCCAAACTTCTTGAGCAGCAGGCACCCTTCAAGGGCAGGTAGCGGCTGCATATGCCACCACGTCAGTGAAACACCTTCAGGTACGGTAGCGTTAGGTCGTCCCACCGGGAAATTTTGTCTCCAAACCAGAGCGCCGAGGCCATCCACAGTTCCCGTTCCGGTGTCACCGCCATCAGGCCGGGTAGAGGACCGCGTTTTTGAGTGATGGCGTAGTGTGACAGGGCTAGCGCGCGTGTGTGGGCCAGTTGGTCAAATTCTGCACTTGGCTTGCGTCCGAACTCATCATACTTGGCGGGCGGGCCGGGCCAGAACAACTCCGCCGCATGTTCTTCTGCTTTCTTTAGAAGGCTGTCGATGCGAGCGTTCGCATACAAAAACTTGGCTTGAGCTCGAAGACCACCGAGATGGCGAATCTGCTCCATGGAAAAAACACCTTGCTCCGCTGCCCGTCTGAATTCTTCCGCCACCAGTCGATAAACTTCAAGCCGTTTTTCGAACATATCGAATTTCAGCTTTTTCTTAGCGGTCTGGGCGCTCTGGTAAGCGATATATGCCGCAGCTAAACCGATGATGGGAGTGCCTAGCGCTTGGAGCCATACGGCAGGAGGGGATGAGCCAAACCAGTCAGGAAGAGGCATGGAAAGTGTCAATGTGCGGTGAAATAGTCAGGCTAGAGTAATAGGTTGTACTGCAATCGAAAATCGGTGTTTGATTCTAGAAGGGGGGCGGCGGTGTGCCAATATGAGTGCGGAACGCCAAGCGGGTGAGACGCGCATAAAACCAAGATTCCTCAGCAAACTCCGCCGACGATGAAATTAGGCTACAGTCAAGTTTCCTCAGCCAAGGATCACGCTATGCGGCCTCTTCTTTTTGCGGTTGCTCTAATCGCAACCTCGTCTGCTGTCGCGCAAATGAACTGCAACACCATCGGAGCGTCGACCTTCTGCACGGACGCCGGTGGCACAAGCTACACGGCGAACACCTTCGGGGGCACGACTTTTATCAACGGATCGGATGGCTACTCCGCAACCCAGAACTCCATCGGCGGGAGCGCATTTGGCTCGGATAGCGATGGTCGCACGTGGAGCGCCAGCACCATCGGCGGCGCGACCTTCGGCAGCGATAGCAACGGCTACACGTGGTCGGCGGATTCTATTGGCGGCTCCACTTTCATCAATGGCAGTGACGGCGGCAGCACGATGTGCAACCAGATAGGTGGGGCGGTATTCTGCCAGTAAGACGGTCGGGTTGCTTCGCCACGTAGGCCACAGTGCAAAGACCGCTGCGCCCGAGTGGGATACGCAGCCGAAGAAAATAGGGTAGGCGTGTGTGCGACGCGAAACGATGAGCGACTTCTGATTCAAAGCACTCCCACGTTTTTGGAGGGCTGGCTACGGTCGACCGTGTCTTGATTCCGTATGATCGGCGAGAGGGAGGAGGCGGTGGGTCGAACGATACAGCGCGCGGAGCTATACGAAAGGGTGTGGGCAGTGCCGATTTCGAAGCTCTGCCAAGAGTATGGCCTCTCGGACAATGGCCTACGTAAACTCTGTCTTCGGTTGAAGGTCCCAGTTCCTGAGCGAGGGTATTGGGCCAAGAAGGCGGTTGGAAAAGCGCGTGTCCGGCCTCAGCTTCCGGTTCTGGCGGGCATGCCTGAGTCGGAGGAGGTAACGATGGCAACGAGGGACGAGTCTACTCCATCGCTTGCTATGAGGGCTGAAACCAAGGCGACTCTGAAGCAGGATCAGGAATTCGAACAGGATGTTGGCCACCGAGTGGAAGTCGGGGATTTGCCTATGCACGAAGCGCTGGTGCCCGTGCAAAAGTGCCTTGCTCAACGCGTGAAGGACTGGGAGAACGCGCGGAAGAAATATGAAGCCGCCCTGAATAGGCGGAATGTTCGGTCGTGGGAGCCCAATTGGTCCGTCTCCAATCTGTACTGGCCTAGCTTTGAAGAAAACGGGAAGTACCTGTTTTTGAGGAACGAGCGGACCGTAGTTCATGTGACGGAACAGCAAGTGACCCGATCTTTGGGAATTTTGAACGCGTTACTTCACGCAGCACCCCTTCGGGGTTACGTCGTGCCGCCTCCCGAACCTGAGGCGGCGGTGCTCACGTTAAAGCGCAGAGGCTTCGACACTCTGTTGAGGTTGACGGAGCAGGCGACCATCGAAGAGATAAAGGATAGCAGCATCTATTACGCTCATAAGGGGGGTGTGCGAAAGCAGCCTCGTCCGACCGGCATATTACGGATTCATTTCAGGCTGCCGACTCGGCCTGAGAAATTCGTATCCGACGAAGACCGACCGCTGGAAGAGCAACTAAACGACCTTTTCTCCAGACTCGCTAAGGCCGAAGCTGCTTATGCTGAACATCTTCATCGCGAGGTCATTCAAGCAAAATTGCGCGAGGAGGCGCAGACTCGATGGCTCGAAAGGCAGCAGCAATTGGAGGCGGAGCGGCAGGCACAGCAGTTCATCGACACGCAGTTGAAGCGAGAAAAAGACGAGCGGGAAAACTTCTTGCGGGACCTGTGCTCAGAAGCTGACGCTTGGCAGAAATCGCAATCAGTGGAGTGCTATTTGAGGCATCTTCGCGAGGCATCAGGTGATTCGGCTTCAAGCGAGTTGAGGGAATGGCTCTCTCGGGCGGAAGAAGCTATGAGGGAGCTTGACCCCACCAATCGACGTCTGCGCACATGAAGTGCAGACGCTGCTCGAGCAGCAGCTCGTGGCCAGTGGCGACGTCCCGCGCGTAATCGATGTACTTCTGCACCTCGGTGGCCATGTCGGCCGTCACCTCGACCGCCTTGCCGGCGCGCATCGGGATGCGCCGGCCCTTGTAGGCCATGGCGTCCTTGCCTTCGCGCAGCGCCAT